GCCTCTCCTACACTGCCGCTAAACGCGGTCTGCCCGCTGTGGTTTTGCCTTTGGCTAAGTTAGCCAGTACCGCTTCAAGTTCAGGTTCAGTCGCCCCCTCTGGGAATTGTTTTTGTAATTCAGCTACCACGTTGGGAGAGTAATCAGCACCCATCCGTCCATGTAACCATTTAGCCATCTGCACCAGATTCATTTTTAACAACTCAACGCTTGGCATTTTTAAATCCAACTCTGTACCGCGTTTTGGTAAAAACACAGGCAGTGCCGCTTTACTGGCAATCAATGGATCAATGCCCAAGTGTTCCAATGGGATATAACCCTTTTTCGCGCGTTTCTTTTCAGTCGCGGCTAAGCTGTCAGTACCCGCTGCAATGCGTTGTATTGCCTTGCGGTTGGTATCGGCAACCGTATCAGCGCGGGCTTTGTGTTCTTGACCTATTACCGCCGCATCTTCAAAGAAACCCAGTTCATTCTTAACGCGTTCAGGTAGGGCAATGTGTTGTTCATAGCCGTTTTCATCCCACACCACCGCCATTGCGGTATCGGTCATAAATGGATGCCAATGAACAAACACATCACCTTTAACTGTCACGTTGGGTACATCGGACACATCCCAAACGCGGGTTTTAAAGGTCACTGTTAAATCACCCGATACCACGCGCTTAATCGGTTCATGGGTTGCCAGTGACAGCAACACCGCCGCGTTAGGCGTGGTAATCAGTTGTTTAGGGGTAATCGTTAGCCACACTGCCATACGAGTTCGTTTAGTGCGTGTGTGTATCACGGTAGAGTTCCACGCTAATTGGTACTCCTCAGCCAGTGCGTTTAACTCAGCAAAGCTGGTAGGACGCGGGTTGAGATACTTCAAGGTTTGCTCAAAGCTGGTTTCGATTAAATGATTGCCTTTCTCCACCGAACCCTTAGCGCGGGCGTTGTGGACTTTATTGACAATCAGCTCAATCTCTACGCGCTGACAAAAGCGTTTCACTAAACCGCCAGAAGTCGCACCAGGGTCAACCATTACAATCTTGGGCTTGCCATTAAATGGATTACCATCACGCTTAGCTGCCATAGCCCACGCCATAAAGCGCACTGTGTGTTCACCGCTTTCAGCGTGTGGATAGTAGCGATAGGCAATAAAACCGCTGGCATGGTCAACGACGACATAACGAATTACCCGGAACTGCTCAATGGCTTTCAGATTCTCAGGCTTGTTTTTGTAATGCACCGCCTCGTCCATTTCCACCAGCTCACTACCGCCGTCAGGCAAGTAATAAATCACACACACCGATGCGTCGATTTGCCAGACGTGATTCGGGTGTAACGATTGCAAGTTAGTGTGTGGTGTGGCTTGACACAATTGCTCAGGGTGCAGCATATAAGCGCGTAAACCATTGGCAATCGCGGAATACGATAGCTTGCGCATTTCACCTGTTTCCTCATCAACAGCCGCCGCTGTGATTGTGCCGTTTGCGCGTAGTGTGTCCACTGTCATCTCCAAGCTGGTTATCTTGCGATTATTGTTACGCCGCCCTTCTGACAGATAGGCAGCAATGATTAACGCTTCTTCTTTGTTTAGATCCACCAGCCCAGCATCACTGCGGCGTTTACGTTGCTTGCCCACCGTCACTTTTTTAAGATCGGCAAATAACCGCGCACGGCTGATACCTAACTGTTCACAGGCGGCTTGATAAATAGGCTCTTTATTGCCGTGTCCCGCCGCCTCAGCGTTGTCGCTAATGGTGATTAATTGTTGTAAGTAAGCAGGAGACATAACGATTACTCATCATCAAGCGGTGCATCAAAATCAAACGCATCCACATCGTCTTCCCATACGTCCACTTGTTGATAAACAGGTGCGTCGATGGCTTCATGGTTTCTGCGCTCATTTGCCGCTTGAATCTCTGCATTCAATTGTTCCCGTCCGCCATTGGTCTCAAAAGCAACCATGAGTTCTGCGTTAGCTTGGGCAGGGTCTTTAGTGGCATTAACAAATTCGGTTTCAGGCATGATGTGATAATCGCCTGCGACATCGTGCAGCGTGGTAATCATTTGCCCGATGCTTTGTGCCGCAGCTAAACGCATAGCAGACGGTGGATAATCACCAGCAAAGGCATTGAATAGCGCGTCAATCTTGTGTTGTAACTCACCGCCGATTAAGGCATTAATATGCAGGGTGAGCTTTTGAATCGCTTCCAGTTCGTCGGTGCCGACAGGCACAAACCGCGCTGTGGTAAAGTCATCGAGCTTTTTATCGCCTTTGAGCTTTTCAACTTGTTCGCTGAGTTTGTTAATCGTCTGGTCTTTTTGACTGATGACTTTGTCTTTAATGTCCACGGATTCTTTGGAGTCAGTGCGGATTTTTCTGAGTGCGGCGCGGAGTTCGGTAGTCGTCATCTTGGCAACGTCGTCGAGTTTTAAACCCGCTAAGGACTCGCCTGTGCTGAGTTCGGTTAGCTCTTCATCGTCTAATACCAGTAGTTCCAACAGTTTTGTTTTGTTGCCAGCGGCTTGTATCAAATGGGGCGTTAACGCCCCATTTGAAAACTTAGCCGCCGCTTGCATCATTCGGCTTGCTAATCGTCTATCTAGGCTCATACGACCTAATGACTCTATCCAGTCGCCATGCTGTTCATTTTCTTTAAGTTGAATTAACAACTTGCCCACATTTAGTAATGCTTCAATTGACTGCCCCATAAAAAAGCGAATCTCAGATTCAACTCGTTCACGGTTATAAATCTCTAGCCCGAACTGTTGATTAATCGCCAAGTTGTTACGGATTTGTTCATCTGCTGCCGCGCTGAGGGCGGGTAAGCCGACGGTTTCTTCATCAGTGACAGTGTGCTGTTCAATGCCACTTTCGTTTTTTATGCGTGCCATGAGAGTTTCTCCTTAGAGTTGTAATAATCGTGCTTTCGATTCTTGTAGTTTTGCTTCTGCTTGTTCAATCGAACGCAGGATTTGTATGCCTTTTTGAGCAAACTTATGGCTAGGGCGAATACGGTTTGTTTCTGCAACTCTTTCTACATAGCCTGCTTGCTCTAATGTCTGCACATAGCGGGTAATATCGCTACCAGAAAACCCCGTTTCTTTTATCAACTCTGCTGCACTAAATCCGTGTGCAAAATTCCGCAGCAACACATCTAAAACAACTAATACTTTCGTCGCGCTTTTGCTTTCTACTGCCATGCTTTTTCCTGCCATTAATTTCTATATGTAAAATTGATTTTCACTATGTGAAAATAAGCGGTAAGATTATTACCTGCGATTACGCGGCAATCTCTTGGTTTGGGTCGGCTTTAATACCTAAGGCAACGGCGGCTTTATGTCCTTCGCCGCGTAGCCCTTTACGGCGACCGTAGATAATTTCAACTACTGCCATACGGCTTAGCTTGTTATCACGACACCATTCGGTGATTGAGATGCCATTGTCATCGAACCATTGACGCGCCTGTTCTGGTGTCTTTAGTTGCGTGGTCATTGTCGTACTCCAGTTGTTTGTTTTATTTTGTTTGCTTTCGATTGAAAGCGTGTTAATTATTTCACGAACGTGAAATAAGTCAATAGGAATTTCACAAATGAAAAAAGTCATTGCTGAACGATTGCTTGAAGAACGACTAAGGTTGAAGCTTAAAAAAGGAGAAATGGCGGGGGCTGGCGGTGTTGCTAACAGCACATATACAAATTATGAGGAAGGAACTCGTTCACCTGATGGTGAATTCTTAGCAGGTATAGCCGCAGCAGGTGCGGATGTTCTGTATATTTTGACGGGCATAAGAGCCTTGGTGCAGTTAATCCCCCGTGAAGTAGTGAGCGACAAACCAACCCATTTACAATCCGTTGAAACTCCCAAACGCCGCATAACCGATAAGGAAGATATGGTTGAGCGTCGTGCGGAAAAAATGGCACAACTAATGGCACAGCTCAGCGAAGAGCAGCAAAAAGAGATGTTTTTTATTATTGAGAAAGAGTGCGAATTCAATCAACTAAAAAGCCAAGTGCAGGAACTCCAACAGCGTGTCCTTAGTGCTTAGCCATTAAAGAAATAGGAATAGATTAAATCATGCAAATAACGTGTCCAAAATGCAGTCACCTTACAGATGATAAAGATGATGAGGGCTTGCCCGTTACCAGTTGCCCTGCCTGTGGAGTTATTTATGCAAAATACAATCCTAATGCCAAAGAAGATGCAAAAGCCAAACTTAAAGAACTTAAGAAAAAGAAGCCTAAAGAGGAAGTAAAGCCGTCTTTTAGAGAGAAATTCTCTAATCCCATTATAAAACGATTGATTATTGCAACTGTTTCTCTTGGTGTCTTAGTTGCCTTGTCTTGGGTTGGGTATGGTTTTTACAAGGCAGAAAAACAAAAACAAGAAATCGCTAGTAAGACTGCAAAAATAAAAGACCATATTGCTCGTACGCTAAAAGACCCTGAATCAGCACAATTTGAGAAATTTTTACTGACAGACATTGATGGTGCTTGTGGCTATGTAAATGCCAAAAACAGTATGGGTGGCTATGTTGGTTTTAAAAGATTTGTTGTTGAGCCAGACAATGGCAAGGTCATCTTTGAGCAAGAGGATGAGGAAGAAAACGTCATGTTCCTAATCGACGCAGATTCATTTTGTCGCAATTACTTTTTTGACCACGACAAGTATCAAGCATTGCAACAGGAAAAATTGAATCAGGCAAAAGAACAGGCAAAGCGACTTGAAGAAATGGAGCTAGAGCGACAACGTTCTAATGAAGAAATAGAAAAAGCTATCGAAAAAATTAGAACGGGTGGGTAATGTTAAAAATCAACTTAAAAGCAACTACTTTAACACTCTTATTAATTTTCCTAATCCCTGTCCCCAGCTACGCAAAGATAGAAAGAAGCCAAGCGGCAAAAGACCTATTCAAACAATCGCACCCTTGCCCATCCAATGGCAATAATCACGGTGCTTGCCATGATTATGTTATCGACCACATTAAACCCTTGGCGTGTGGTGGTGCGGATGATCCAAGCAATATGCAATGGCAATCTACCGTAGATGCAAAGGCTAAAGACAAATGGGAAAGAAAGGATTGCCAAATCACCAGTAGCCTACAGCACGCTCAGGCTTCAACGAGCGGCTATATCACAGGGCCGCGTGGCGGTTGCTATGAACTAACTGCCAGCGGGAAGAAACATTATGTTGATAGAGGTTTGTGCCATTAAATGAAAATAGAAATTACACCTGCCAAGGCTTCTGAGTTGTTATTTAAACTATTTGAAAAAAAACAATGGCTTATTTCTGAGAAACCCGTTTCTCATAATATGCCTGATACAGAACAAGAGGCTGTTAGTTTCTTACTCGCTATCGCTAAACAAAACATCGATGATTGGCAGGGTATCAGTCAGGCTGCTCGTGAGACTGTTTCATTATTGTTAATAGATTTTCTTGCTAAATTAATGCACCCACAATCACCATTCTCTAATCGGTGTTGGCAGGTAACAAAGGGTTTATCGAATGAGCAGAAAGCACTGGAGATAATCGTTGCTGAAATTCAGCAAAGTCATCCCCATTTTGTAAAGCCTCACTAACAAGCCGATGAACCTGTTGATACACTTTAGTGGAACAAATGCTATGAACAGTAAAAGCGCGTGCTTGGTATGGTTTTATCCGTTGAATAAACATAGTCAGTCTACAAACCAATTTTATCAGTGGTAGCAGGGATTAAATACCCGTTGACTGTGGCGACCGCTGCTAGTGTTGCTCCGATAACATTCTTATCAATTACCAATTGAAATGCAGGAATAAAGAGTGCCAAAGTCGGTAATAATATGCCAATGACTGAGATATAAAACTGTACTCGTTTCCAGAATACGGGGTTTTCTACCATCTGTCCTTTTTTTAAACATGAAAACATAATGACCTCAGTGTGTTAGTAATGCGTAATAGTGGTTAAATAATTCGATACGCTCAGCTAAGCCGTTATCGCCGCCATTGACTCGCTTAGTGACATCAAGCACAGCTTTATCGCTAGATCCGACATCACACCATTTCCATATTCGATTATTATCAAAAAACCATGCGGCACTGGTTAATGGATAGTCCGTAGCAACCAGCTCAGGATTAGACGCTACATCTACGCCGATGGATTCACCAAAGCGGACATAGTTGTATCTAAAACTCAGTTGCACATAGCCTCTGCCGCAAAATTTAAAACCATCGCCGCTGGCTTCATTGCCATTGCCTAATCGGTTGGCATACACGCGGTTCGCTATTTTTTCAGGCTTGTGTGCATAGGTTAGCCGCAGCGAGTCTGTAAAATGATTACCAAAGGTTTTCTTTAAGCCTTCGGCAGAGTAGTTCAGATTTTCTTTTGTCTTTTTAAAGCCGCCACTTTCATGATGACATTGTGCTAAGAAGTGCGCCAAGCGTAATGCGCTGTTGATGTGATACCGCTCAATGGCAGCTGGTAATTCTGCGAGTACATCAGGCGGCAGGTGTCCGTTTAGTTTTTGCAACATGGTTGCCTCTTGATTAAAGTCTGTGTTAGTTTAAAAAAAGCCCGATAAAGCGGCGTACACGTCAATAGACTGGTCTTTGTCTAATAAAACAATCTTTACCCGCTCATAAACGTTTATAAACGCCTTCGTTCGCTAGGCTGACTGTTAATCTCAACGTGCAAACATATTGTTACCCGTCACACCCTCAATTCCTCATACGAACTTTTTCAACTGTTGCACTCACTGGCTGGTTTATAAACTACAGCCATGAAAACACAAATCCCCTTACAGATTTTTAAATCAGGTTCGCACACAGCGACTAGCGGTGTGACGATTACTTTTTCCGAAGCCGATGTGGCTGCTACGGCGGCTAACTACAATCCTGCTTTGCATGAAGCTCCGCTGGTGGTTGGACACCCAACTGCTGATTTGCCCGCTTATGGGTGGGTCGCTGGGTTATCGTTTGCCGATGGGGTCTTATCCGCTCTGCCGCGTGATGTCGATGCTGACTTTGCTGAGCTGGTCAATACGCGTCGCTTCGGCAAAATATCCGCTTCTTTTTATGAACCCGACAGCCCTAACAATCCCGTGCAAGGTATTTACTATTTGCGCCATGTGGGTTTTTTGGGCGCACAACCTCCCGCCGTGAAAGGCTTGAAAAATCCACAGTTCGCCGATTCCGATGACGAGCTGGTGATTTGCTTTGAATGTTCCACCCCCGCCGTTGATTTTTCCACTGGAGATAAACCCGTTATGACACCCGAACAGATAGCCGCTAAAGAAGCGGAGTTGAACCAAAAACAAGAACAGATAGATGCTGAAAAAGCTGAACTGGCTACTAAGCAAACTGCATTTTCTGAACAAGAATCGAAATTACACCAGCAACTGGCTAAAACTAAAGCCGCTGAGCTGGATACCTTGGTCGGCGATCTGGTTAAAGAAGGTCGTGTATTGCCGAAAGATAAGAACGGCTTGGTCGCCTTTATGTCATCTGATAAGACCAGCGACATCATTGAGTTTGCCGAAAACGGCGCGGTCGTTAAGCAATCCAGCAATGAATGGCTGGTTGGCTTTTTAAAATCGCTACCCGCACAGGTGGATTTTTCCGAAGTGGCAGGTAGCGATAAATCAACGGGCAAACCGTTGGATAACAAAACCATTGCCCGACGCGCACAAGCCTATAAAGCGAAGATGGATGCACAGGGCGTTAATTTATCGTATGCAGAAGCCGTGGACGGTGTACTTGCAAATGAAGATGGAGCAACAGCGTAATGGGTCAAAAAAACTATACAGCACAAGGCACGATTCCGCCTTATCGGATTGTCAAGTTCGGGTCTGTGGATAAAACGGTTGTGATTGCCGCCGCTGCCACTGATTTATTGATCGGGGTCACAGGTCGTTATAAAGATAGCGTGGTTGCAGGCGGTCAGGTGGATGTTATCCGCGATGATTTCTGTGAAGTCGAATTGGGCGGAACAGTGACACGCGGTCAACCATTGACCTCTGATTCCAGCGGCAAAGCGATTACAGCGACGGTGGCAGGGTCACGGGTTATCGGCTATGCAGAAGTATCAGGCGTAGTGGGCGATATTGTGTGGATGATGATTGAGCCAAGTACGCTTTAACTAATTTTTACTTTATATAGATAGGATGAATCATGGCAACACCAGATCCCTTTAGTCAGTCCCCACGCTATTCGCAGATTGCGATGGCAATTAAACCAGAAGGCATGATTGCGGATGATGTCTGTCCGCGTATTGACGTGCCCTCGGATAAATTTATTTACACCCGACTGGATCATGAAGATTTGTTTCAGCTCGTAGATACGTCAGTTGGACGTAAATCAGAACCCAATCAGGTTGAATTCGGTGCAACCGACATTACCGAATCGGTCGGTGATTATGCGCTGGATGATTTTGTGCCTAACCGCGATATTAAATCGGCGGCATCATCAGGCGGTAGTTATGACCCCCAAGCGGTCGCCGTTGAAGGAACCACTATTTTGTTGCTCTCAAGCCGCGAGAAGCGAGTAGCCGATAAAATCTTTAATATCGCCTCGTATGATGCAAATTTACGCACAACGCTGTCAGGTACTGACCAATGGTCAGATGTCACCTCAGATCCTTGGAATCAGGTTCAAGACATTATTCAAAATATGTTGGTTAGCCCGAATATCGCCGTGTTCAATAAAAAATCATGGCGATATTTCCGCTCGCATCCCTCCATTGTTGCAATGGCATTAAATCGCGGTGTAGTACCTTCTGGCGGTACTGCGGCAGCAGGGTCACTGACTAAACAGCAAGTTGCCGAGTTATTTGAACTGGATAATATCTTTGTCGGCGAGTCATTATTTAATGCGGCCCGCAAAGGACAAACAGCGTCATATACAGGGCTGTGGGGTAATCATGCCGCATTTTTGCGCATTGATAAAAATGTGCGTGCTGTACACGGCATGGCAATGCCAACCTTCGCATTTACAGCGCAATGGGGTACGCGGTTTAGCGGCACAATTCCTGATGCTAAAACGGGTATTGAAGGCGGTAATATCGTGCGCGTCGGTGAATATGTCAAAGAGCTTATCTCTTGTCCGCAAGCAGGCGCATTTTTCCAGAATGTGGTGAATTAATATGGCTGCAACGAAAGATAAATCAGTTCCTGATACTCAGGAGAAATCAGTTCCTGATACTCAGGAGAAATCAGTTTATATGGCACTAGACGCGATTAGACATAACGGCAAAGCATACGAAGTCGGTGAGCTACTAAATGACATCACTGAGAAAGAAGCGGCGACGTTATTAAATCTGGGTGTCATAAAAGTTGATAGTCAACCCATTGAAACAGAACAGCCATGAATTACTGCACGCAACAAAATTTAATTGATGCACACGGTGAGGTGGAGTTAATCCAGCTTACCGACCGTGTGAACGGCATTGCTGTTGATACCGTCGTATTAGCTACTGCGCTGGATAAAGCCGATGCCATTATTAATCAGCGTTTGCGTGCTAAAGGGTGGACGTTACCGTTGACACTGACATCAACTGATTTACAACAATTGGCAAAAGACATAACCCGCTATTACCTGCATGGGCATTTGAGTGAGATACCCAAGCCCGTACAAGCAGATTTTGATTTTGCCATTAAAACGCTGTCGGACTACGTTAAAGGGATAGTTGATTTAGATATCGGTAGCCCTGTCAGTATGAGTAGTGCTAACACGGGTGCAGGGGATGTGGATTTTTCAGCACCTGCACGGGTGTTTACCGCAGATTCACTGAGTGGGTTTTAGCATGATTGAGAATTTTTTCAGTGCAGGGGCTTTGATTGTTAAGCGGTTACAAGACACGGTGCAAAATGTACCCAGTCTTAATATCCGCTTAGCCCCCAATCAGGAATGGGCGATTGCTAACGCGCTGGATCAATCCATCCACGTTATATTTTTTGATGATCAGCCTGACACTAGCAAAAATGGCTCAGGGTTTAAAGGCAGTCCACAAATCAGCACGCAATACTGGCTGGTTGTGGTGTCATTAAAAAATGTCAGCAATGTAGGATCAGCCGCCCGTCATGATGTTGGCGGTTTGTTAGTCGCTGCTTTAAAAACCTTGCAGGGTTTTAAACTCAGTTCAGATCATACGCCGCTGACTCGCCAGCGCAGTCCGTTTCGTAATCCAGACAAAGGCGGCTATGTTCATATCCCGCTGATGTTTACCACCAGCATCATTATATAAGGTAAGCACACATGAAAAATGATGACCGAGTTGACGTGTTGTTACTTGCAGCACATAGCCACTTAGGCGAACAAAAACAAAAAGGCGATGTGATTAATGTCACTGCCGCACAAGCACAATGGCTGGTTACTCATGAGGTCGCTAAGATTCAGGTAGCTAAGTCAGTTAAACAATCTGTAGGTGAAAGCCTACCTTCAGGAGAATAAACATGACAGAGCAAACTGCTTTTTATAATGAAGCCACCGCCTACTTTGACCGTGATGATGTCAACGGCAATCCGACGGGACTTAGAAAAATCCTCGGTTCTTCAGGTGTTGAAATCAAAGCCAACTCGAATATGTTGGAGCAACAAAGCAAAGATAAAGGCACGCACGGCATGGTAGTTGCAGCAGTGTCTGAAAGAAAACCGTCTGATTTCAGTTGGAGCATTCAACGGTTTACCAAAGAATCGCTGGCGATGGCATTGCTGGGTGATAGTTCAGCAATCACTATCACAGGTGGCACAGCGACTGATGAAATGGTCACGGCAAAATTAGGCATATTCGTACCGTTAGCAAACGCGCACTTAACAGCAGGCTCAGTCGTCGTAACTAACTCAGCCGCTTCGACTACCTACGTTGAAGGGGTGGATTATGAAATCAACTATGCCTTGGGCTGGATTGAAGCGATTGCGGGCGGGGAGATTACTGACGCACTCAGTTTAAAAGTTGATTATTTACATGGTGCAGCGACTGGCTGGAAAGTCAATGGCGAAACAGTTACCCAAATCAAAGGACGATTTGTCTTAGATGGTCGCAACTTGGTAGATGGTAAGGGTTGGGTATTTACTGTGCCTAAATGTATGTTCTCTAGCGAAGCGGCATTGGACTTTTTAAGCGATAAATTTTCTGAATTCAAGTTTAAAGGTCGTCCGATTTTAGGTGTTGGTCAGACTGTCCCGTACACGATGGAATATTTTGATTAACAACGTATGAGAGCTGAATTAACCATTACGCTGGCAAACGGCACAGCAGTCATTCGTGAAGTACGCCCACTGGATTATAAATTAGCTCTTG